CCTTGAAGGACTTGAGGAAATCACCATCGGCGTTCTCCAACTCCACCTTGTATTCATCGGGAGTCTTCGGGCGACCAACGGCATCAAAGAAGGATCCCCATTCGGACGGGTCAGCGTCCTGCTTCGGGACTACAACCTTGTCCCTGCCTATCATCTTGACGGCGTTCACCAGACCCTTAGCCGCCTCTTCAACGGTCTTGTATTTCTGCACCGTTGGCTCGTTCTTCAGTTCCTCCGGCAATGATTCGTACCAGGGGGTCTCCGCCGTATCCTGTGCTGCGTCACTGCCGAGAAGCGTGCTGTCCTGCACCTCTACGACAGGTGTCCCTGTTTCGGGGCTGTCATTCATTCGTTAATACCTCCGTCTGTATGTTTTCGTAACTGTCGCCAAGCATGTCTAGGATGTGCAACACCACCTCCTGAAATGCGATATTCCTGTCGGTATCCCGAAAGGACATGCCGTTGTATGGCGACTTACCCCACATGCAGTACTGCTTGATATCCTCAAGCACACGCATTCCAGCCTCGCTTGTGAACGCTACATGGTAGTCAACCCTTAGGTCGTCTAATACACGTTTAGCCATTACATGCCTCCGGTGAGTTTATCCATGTCCATCTGTGATGCGTCCTTCCCTGCCTTTGCCGCATCCTTGGCAATAGCCGCAATCTGCGCCATCTGTTGCATATTCTGACGCTCCTGCCTTATCTGCGCCACCTGTTCGGGGTCACGTATGAGTTTCTGCGGCAACCCCGTAGTCCTCCCGATGTGCCGTGCTATCTCGTCCGTGTCGTAGTTATCGAGTATGTCGGGCACGGCTTCGGTAAACGGCCCCACCAATCCCATGGCCTTCTGTATCGCCATGATGTCGGAAGTCCTCTGCGCCCTTGCCATCGGTGACTCGTACTCAACCTTCACGTAACCCCCGGCCTGTGCTATCTGCGGAGGGGGAGGCGGTATCTTCCCACGGCGAAGAAGTATCCCGTACGCCCTCATTACCAGAGGCTCAAGGAACTCATGCTGTAGCCGTGAATAGGTCGGGCCGAGTATCCGCATGTTCTCCTCTACCCTCTGCATTACCTCCGTGGCTGTCATCCTGTCCGCACGTATCAAGTTGATGGCATCGTAGAAGAATGTGTCGTTGATGCTGTTCTTAACCTTCTCAAGCAGAGCGTCCGTGACGGGGATAGACCTTCCGTCCACTATGTAGAGCGGTTCAAGTTTCGCCGCACCCCTCGCCCTCTGGTTGATATGGGCAGGGGATGTGTTGACGGGGTTCAGGTACGACTTGTATTCCATGTCGATGGGGGGGCGTATGATTATCTCCGCCGCTTCAAGGATGTCCTTGGTCATGGCGTTGGCGGTCTTTATGTCCGGCAACCCCTCCATGCCAGGGCCTCTTCCCCATATCTCTCCGCTAGCGGTAGCCCACCGTGTAACGTAGGCGGGGAACTCGTAGTACCCCGACTCCTTCAGCAGGTGCTTCCACTGTGTCGCTATCCACACGGAAGCGAACGGCTTGTCCAGTTTGTTGTACTTGTCGTAGTCATCCTTCGGGAACACGGCGTGTATGAGTTGTATCCCCTCTTCGGGCTTCTTCTCCGCAAGTTCACGTATCTTGTCGTTGCATGCCTCTTCCCCAAAGTATTTCAGCGTGTTCCTCGCCGACATCTCAAACTCCCTGTGAAGCACGTCGATGTACCCCTTGTGGTTCTCAAGGACGGCGCATTGTATCAGGGGGAGCGTGTGAAACACGAAGTCCGGCCCCTCGTCGCCGTCGTTCTCCTCGTGGAATAAAACCCCCGTCCCCAGAGAGGGAAGGTCAAGGTAGAACTCGTGCGCCTTCGTGTGGAAGTTGGAGTCGTTGATAGCGTCCATGATGAGTTCGGTCACATGCTCCACCCACATGAGTATGTTGTGATCTTCCATGAGGCTGAGCGGAGATATCTTCAAGGACAGCCACTTCTGCGAAGGGTTGGTGAGCATGGAGTGAAGGGATGCGGCAAGACGGGCATTCGCACGGGGAGCCGTGGAATCGTAAATCTCCCCCCTGCGCTTTGCCCCCTTGCTCTTGAAGTACACATTGTGCCGTGGAACTATCCTGTTGGAGATCTCGTCCCAATGGGATTCCCACGGTGCACGCAGTTCCTTTATCCTTGTGTGCCTCCCTAACACTTTCAGCACTATCGGTTCATTCATACGCTACTCCCCCAACAGGGTTTTCCTCTTCACCGTTGCGGAACCCAGATCCTTTCCGGCGGTGAGTATGGTGGATTCGTAACCCTTCCTCTTTGCCGCCTTGCGCTTCGCCGCAGACTCCGCCGCAAGTTCTCCCCCTGCCGTGTCCGGCTTGGCAGGCATCTGGGGTTCGGGCATCTTGGGCGCACTCTGCCCCAGCGCCGCCACCGCACTCCCGGCCCCCGCAAGACCCTGTAACCACATCAATGCTGTTTCAGCCATTAAGCCTCACCACCTTCCGTAGTCTTCCTCCCCGAAGGGGTTGAAGTCACATACCGCCTTTACCTGCAACTCATCCTCCGCAACTGGAGGCACAACACCGAGGTTCGGATGGAACATGTTAGCCATGCAGTCGAGCATGTCGTCGTGCATGGTGATGCCGGGAGCGTATATCCCGTACTCGTTGTTGATGAAGTCCTGTACCACGTCCACCTCCACGCCCTCCCAGTTCCGGCGCACTACGCTCTCCGGCAGGAGGATACGCCCCTCACGGAACGGGGCGAACAGCCACGCTATCCTTTCAGCCTTCGCAACTGGAATGGACAACTCCTGTATGTTGAAGACGAAGTTGCGCTTTCTCTGGACATACTCAATATGCTCTATGTCGCTCTGCATAGCGTACTTCTCGTACCCCACAAGCAGGGGCCTGTACTTGCGCACGAGGTTGAACAGTTCATCGGTGCGCTCATCGAGGTTCATCTTGTCCTTCACCATGTCGATGACCCTGTAAACCTCGTCACTGCCTAGACCGAAGACGACCATAGCCGTGTAGTCCCGCCCCTTCTTTTTGGATCCGGCAGGGTCAACCACGAGATACAGGTTCAGGTCGGTCAGGTTGTAACGCCCCGTGGCGGGGTCGGGATGCCAATGCTTTATCCAGTCGAGGTTGAAGGATGACTCCATCGCCGCCGAGGGATTCAGGAGTATCTGACAGGCGAACGTCTGTGGCCCCATCGAAGCCCTCTTCTGCTCCAATGTCTCTCTGTTCCAGAAGAGCGGTGTCCCGTCGGGCAAAACCCCCGGACGGTGACGCAGTATTGCGGAATGCCTGTCTATGATGGTCTTGTATGTATCCTGGAAACTCCACCGTGTGCCGATGTAGCGTATCCTTCCACCGGCAGAGGTAAGGTTCAACGAGTCCTCCCACGCCTTGGTGGTCTTGTTTATCATCTCCGCAGAGGTGACGGATTCCCTTGTAACAACGTCGTCATATACCATCAGGTCGAAGTGCCGTCCCGTAGGCTGGTTGTCCACCAGACCCCACGCCTCTATGGTGGCCTCCTTGGGGTTCCCCTTGCGCTTTACTATGATGTTCTCCTGCGTCCATGACGGCGATTCTTTCTTGGGATTCTGCCACAATACGTCAGGGAATAATGCCTTTAACAGTTCATTGCTTTCCAGTTCACGCTTAATCTGTCCAAGGAAGTCCATCGATATCTCACGCTTGTGGGAGAAGATGCCCACGGTCAGTTCGGGATTCTGTAGTATGTTCTGTATGGTGAGTCCGAAGGTGATGATAGAACTCTTCCCATGCTCTCGGCTCCACAGGTCTAAGTGCCCGTCGGGGTCTTTTTGTACTTCCCTGCACCTGTCGAAGTACCAGTTCTCGTTGAACTCGTCGTTGACGGGAACATCTATATCCGCTCGGTTAAGCACATGCACTAGTAAAAAAAAGAGGTCATCGAGGCACAACTGCCTCAAGACCTCCACCACTACCCTGCGGTTCTCATGCTCCAACGCCTCGGCTATCGCATCAAGGTAGAACCTGCTAGCCCGCCCCTTCGGTTTCAGCCACGTCAGAGGCCCCACGATACCGCTCCTCCAGTCTGTCCCTTATCGACATTGCGTAAGTCCGGACAAGTTTCACCCTGTCCTGTTCCTCTATTTCGTCCACCTTCGAGGCGACCTTGACCCTGAGGTCAATCAGTTTCGACAGGCTCGAAGCGTCCTTTTCAGTCTTCTCGTTGCGGTTCTGTATCGTGCTTATGGCGGCATCTATGAACTTCAGCGATTTCCTGTTCAGTGATGCCGTGTCGAATTCAGGGATGGAGTCGCCAAGGAGACCCATCGCCCCCAATTCATCCACCATCCGTGCGTCCCACATGTACTTGTCCGACCATCTCTTTATCGACACATATGTCGGGGTCTTGCCCATCGAGTGAAACACCCTGTTGATGTTCCTCTCCGGCCCCATGTCCCTGTAGCACTCGTAGTAGGGAATCACGTTCTCTGGCATGTCGGGGAACTTCTTCTTCATGAGAGCCCCTTTCTCAACGCCATGTCCGCAACGGCGAGGTCGAACTCGTCGTCTATGTCAACGCCCCTCCATGAGACCACGTAGGGAACCCACGGCTGTACGAAGGCGACCCCTCCGGCTTCCATGAAATCCGCCACCCTGTTGACATACACGCTCCCCGTCTGCTTGTAGAACTTAGGCAAAGACTGCCTTGGAGCGTTGAGATATTCCTCCCCGAAGTATGGCGTTATCCCGAATCCAGGCATCTCTATGAGGCTCTTCATGGGATGCTCGTCATGGGTGGAGATGGTGGAACATGAAGCGGCATCCTTGTTGATGCATGTCGCAAGGCATCCGTCTATCTCCGACACCCTTCTCATGGGGCATGTGGGCTGTAATATCACCACGTAGTCGTAGGCGAAGTCAAAGACGGAGAGCGCATGGAGCGCAACCTGCTCTATCTTCGCATCGTCCGTGGCGTACTCCTCCGGTCTCTCAACCACGGAGCACCCTATCCCACGGGCAACCCCCGCAATGGACGAGTCCTCGGTTGACACCACTATGTCGTCAACGAACCTTGACTGCCTAGCCACCTTCACAGACCAGCCGAGAAGCGGAACCCCGGCTACCATGCGGATGTTCTTGTGCTTCAGCCCCTTGCTCCCGCCACGGGCAGGTATTACCGCCAGCACCTTGAGCCCCTCTATCAACGGCTAGTCCTCCCTTCCAACCTGCTGACTGCTGTTCACCACATTGGCGTTACATACTTCCCCACGTACCATGATTCCTCTGTCTTCTCCGGCATCCCACAGAACACCGGGGAGTATAGTTGCGACTGTTGTGCCAGGCGGGGACAGTCGCCACCCCCTATTACATGACTAATGCCGCCCACCCGAGTGAACGGCATCGTTACTCCTTCTGCCCACTTAATTGGCAGATGAGCTACTTATTGGTGGGGGCCAGGGGGCCACATGGCGGCCATCCTAAATGGTCGCACTGTGTACGTCACAGACGCCGTGGCCTTGTTCCCTCGCTTCCCCCATTTGGTGGAGGTGGGGAGAATTGAACTCCCGTTAGGTGTCAGCACTATGCGCCGAGACCTCTTCCCTGTCACCCCCCGCTACCACATCGGCTCAACATACTTGCCGATAAACCACGGCTCTTCTTCCCGCTTCGGTTGCCATCCGTCGAACTGACAAGTATTGCTTGACTGTTCCACCCCTTCGGTATCTCCCAACTGTTTCTCCATCAACTCAAGCCCCGCTACCACGGGGTCAACACAATCCATTCACTTCCCCATTACTCTTTTGCCTTCCTCCCCGGCTTTTTCCTGACCTTCCCCGCAACCTTCTCATAACCAATCAACCATTCCCCGTAAAGGTCACTCTCCTCACGTATAGGACATTCCTCCGGCTTTATACCAAGACCCCCATCTACCTCCCCCAGACACCTAACGTAGTAACCACGCACCTCTTCAGGCAAAATTGATTCCCTCCATTCACCACCAATGTATAACTCTGTGATTTTTCATTGTGACAGGTGTGTGTGTATTCCACCACCACCACGCATCCCAATGGGGGAGGGTACCCCCCTGGCTAGAAACACATAGCTCCATCGGTGGCAGAAGTAAACTAACCCCTACCAATACTGAACTAACAGCCATGGATCGTGTGTAACTTAAGACCCCTTATAAGACAGCAGGGTATTAGGGGTGAACTAAAGCGGGGTTGGTGGTACAGGAATGGTAGTAACTGGTACTAATGTTAGGTGAGGCTAACAATGTTAGTAGTGTGTGAACGTTTATTGCCCCCACCACAATCACCTACTTGTACTAATCACTCTTAAAGCCTTGCCATGACTGGTATTGTATCAATTGGCACTCTATCAATGCCCCCGGTATGTACCGGTCTGTATTATATCACCAGTGATACCAGGGTAATATATAATCACCAGCCCCCACCCCCGGCCTTATACGGTGATTGCTCCCAACTACCCCTAATTACCCTCATACCGCCAACAAAAAAGCCCCGGAAGGGTTTAACCTCACGGGGCTGAATCGGTCTCAAGACGCACTTGTGTCATCGTAAGCAAGTATACCACGGAAAGGGTAATATTTGGTCGACTTCGTTCCATTGGGGCAAAAGATGGGTCTTAAGTCCTATTACAGGCGCTAATATCGGCAAATAAATGGGTCTGTAGTCCTATTGTAATGTCCCTTGTAGGTGGTATCTTGGGATCAGTCAATAGGTGCTGTAAAACACAAAGGAGGGGTTGGAGATGGTCAGAATAAACCGCAAGAAGAATATAATTACGATTACGTCCGAAAGGGAAACGGCGCGGATAGATTGCAAATGTGAAGATGAAGCGCGCATGGCGTCTGTAATTGTAAGATCTTCGTTTGACCGCAAGCGAAAGAAGGGCATCCCATATACTTTCCTTGATGTTATTGCAAGTTTTCAGGCGTTTGAACTAGGTGTTATCACAGAAGCATAGCCCGAAAGAGAAGTATAACACCACAGGGGCGTTAATTCGCCCCTTATTTTTTTACCCCGTGAGGTGATATAATCGAGCGCAAGCATAGCGCAATCGTTGGGCTACTACCGTTTCCGCTTCCTAGCCGTCGAAGCATAGGGCACCACCACGGGGGGGATCGTCGAAACCTTGAAAGCCAGGGTAACGTCATCCTCCCCTATCGTTGCGGAGTCTATTAGGGCAATCGTTGGGCCTATAGTCCTATATTTACAGGAAAAAATGAGACTTGCCAATTGTATTGCAGTGTGTATGATAGGTTTGGACCTTGACAATACGCAGACCACAGCAGACAAGCAAAATACCGCAAGAGTTAGCCGTGGATGCGTTGCGAAATAGTAACAGGCTTTTACTACAAACACCATGAAGGGAGTGGCAAAGTCATGCAAGTCTCCTTTGACGCGGAGTACTTCACCGAGCAGCCACGGTGTGAGACGTGCCTCTATTGGGATCGTTACAATGGGCAGGGGGTGTGTGAGAAGACCGATGAGAAGAAGTGGCCTGGGGATGTCTGCGAGGAGTGGTCACAGTGATTACAGCTACGGTGTTTTTAGTGCTGACACAATACGGATGGGTGGTGGTGTTTTGAGGAGTAATCTAGCGTTTGATGGGAACTTGCGTTTGTGGAAGCATGGAGAGGGGGAGCCAACCTATTTTGCCGAGTTTGAGCGTGATGGCAAACGCTACGAGGCATCGGGGGAGACTCCCCCCCTTGCTGTGCGGAGGCTGTTTGATGAGTTGGTTGACAGGGGGTTCGTGGCATGAAGTGGCCTACACGGGAGTTTCTGGAGTGTCCCGAGTTTGAGCGGGCATGGTGTGTCACCTGCCCTTATGAGGATTATACGATGTGTGTCTTTGAGCCGTCTGACGTGGCGTGTAGGCGTTACGCCGAGAGGGAGAGCCTGGAGCAGGCCCTTGATGACCTGTGCGAGGAATCCATGGGAGATGAGTGCCAATGTGCGTAGACAAGGTGGCCTTGGCACGAATGATAGCCGAGGGGAATGAGCGGTACACCCCTGACGAGGTACGGGAGATATTGAGGGAGGTTGAGCAGTGTATGTCATTCGGGCAAGCAAGGTAGGGCACCCCTGCATACGCAACATCTGGTACTCCTCCGTTGGGGGTATTGAGGAGGACTTTACCAAGGAAACCTTACGCATCTTTGAGGTGGGAACCGTCCTTGAGAAGGTGGTCGTTGGTTGGCTCCGTGAGGATGGTTGGGAAGTGTACCACAACGAGGGTAGCCAAGAGGCTGAATGGGAAATTACCGTGGAGGTTAAAGGCGGTGTTATTAAGGGACACCCTGACTGCATCATCACCCGTGACGGTATCTCCCATCTAGGAGACGTTAAGACCATGAACTCCCGTGCCTTCAAACTTTGGTACGAACAGGGCACGTTGGCGAAATACCCCCAATATTACCAACAGTTGCACCCTTACACCTATGGGGCAAAGTTGGACAGTTGCGCCATCATTGGCATGTGTAAGGATACCTCGCAGTACAAGGTGGAGATTCTGCCGTACAGCGAAGATGTGATGCACGAGATCATGGCGAAAGCGGAGTTTATTCTGGGGTGTGATACAGCCCCTATGCCGGATGACCTGCCGAATTGGGCGTGTAACTACTGTGGATACAAACGCATGGGAACATGCCCCGGATGGAAGGAGTTGAACTGATGAGCGAAGAAACAGGGGTCATCAACGCAGAGTATTCCGTGGCAGAGATTGAACCATCGCATGTGCAAGCCATGATGACACGGATTGCGGAAATGCGTGCAGTAGTGCAGAAGAACCTCGTGGAAGGTCACGACTACGGGAAGATACAAGGATGCCCGAAGCCTTCATTATGGAAGCCAGGTGCGGAGAAGATACTCATTCTCTTCGGGCTGGCCTCCGAGTACGAAATCATCGACAAGGTGCAGGACTACGAGAAGGGGTTCTTCGCCTTCACGGTACGTTGCTTCCTCTCACGGAACGGTATGCCCGTTACGCAGGGGGTCGGGCATTGCAACACGAAGGAACGCAAGTACCAAAAGAGCAATCCCTACGACCTCGCAAACACGGTGTTGAAGATGGCGAAGAAACGGGCACAGGTGGATGCAACGCTGACGGTTGCAAGCCTGTCCGACATATTCACGCAGGATTTGGAGGATTTACAGGACATAGACAAAGAACCTCAACCCAAGCCCGGACCACGCAAACCGGAGCCACGCAAACCGGAGCCACGCAAACCTACCCTCATGGATGAGTTTAACGCACTCAAACAGCGTTATGTCACGGTTACGGGCAATGTGCCCCATGCAGAAAATGCTATGAAGAAGGTGGCAGTAGCCGGCAACCATTCCAAGATCACACGGGAGTACCTTGACGCACTCGTGGAGGACATACTGGTCAGGGAACACGCTAAAACTGATAGTGTCGCAGAGTAGACAGGTGGTGATAGTAATTGGCGTGGATTGAGAGCCATCAGAGTTTGTCACGGCATCGTAAGACACTAAAGACCGCCGGTCGTTTGTCGGTCGACCGCCATAAACTCATCGGTCATCTGATGGAGTTATGGTGGTGGGCCTTGGATAACGTGGGGGTCGAAGGTCGGTTGACCGAAATGACACACACGGAAATTGCGTCTGCTTCGCAATGGGAAGGTGATCCACAGGAGTTTTTGGATGCTCTCATTTACGGGGAGTTTATCGACAACACCAGTGAGGGATTAGTCCTGCACGATTGGTATGACTACGCCGGTAAGTTGATAGAGTCCCGTGAAAGGGAGCGTGAACGGTCAAGGAAAAGAAGGGAAACGACCGGCGGTCAACCGGCGGTCGACCAACGGTCAACCGTTGGCACCGTACCTAACCATACCGTACCTAACCATACCAATAATAAAACACTTGTCACTCCGGTGGAGCGACGTGAGTTGCGTGAGCTTGCGAAGGGCAGGGAAGAAGGATTCCTTGAGTGGTGGAATGCATATCCCCGTAAAGGAGATAAAAAAAGAACCCGTAAGGTCTGGGAGAAATTATTCCCCCTCAAGGAGAAGCCGGAAAGGTTGGAACAAACATTGCAGAACCTGTGGCTACATACGGAGGCGTACAAGAGGGAAGTTGCGGGGAAAGAGAAGCAGTTTATAAAACTCCCTGCGACATTCCTCAACGCCATTGATGTATCGGAACCACCGGAATAGGAGGTGATAATATGAGTGATCTAAAACCAATAGCCACCGATGAATTGGTAAACATATTCCTCCGCAACACAGAGTACGCCACGTTGGATGAACTCAAGGAAGCCACGGATAAAAAAATCATGGAGTGGATGCACAAAACCTTCCCCGACAGAACCGTCACCTTCTCCATCATGGACGGGGTTGATGGACAGGGATATAACCGCATCGACTTTTACCAGGCGATGGTACAGGAGGATGTGTGCCGTGAGTGTAAAGAGAAGGGTAACTTCATCCGCTGTTTGAGTGGTGGCTACCTGTGGGATGTGGAAGTAACCCGCAATGGGAGGTTCCGTGTTGCCCCACGGATGTGCGGTCTCCGCAGGACAGCGATAGAAGACCGTGAGAGGGCTAAACAGAAGCCGAAGGAGCCAACGATACAGGCCAAGAAGTGGTGGGGGAAAGACCATGAGTAGAGACACCGTAGCCAAGAAGATAGTCGCCCTTGACGGCTACGAGAACATGACACAGCGTGAGATAGCATCGGCTATAGGCGTGTGTCAGAGCACGGTGCATAAAACAATCAAGCAGAAAAATATTCCACAGGGTAAACACAGCCACGAGAGAGCCATATACGCCCGAGAAGTGGACGATCTCGTGGAAAGAGGGTACACCGACAAAGAGATAGCCCAACTGACCAACACGTCCCTAGGCAGAGTCAGGTACACACGGTTACATATACTAGGCCACCCCCCCAAGTACTACTATTCCCAGAGTAGAAGTGACCGTGACAGCGACACCAAGATAGACCTCGCTATCCAATGGCAAAAAGAGCGTAAAAATGAACTAGAACAGCGCAAGAGTTTAGTCCCCGAGCCGAAGATACAACCGGGCGACATTATAGATGTGGATATAGATTACGGAAAGGTTGACATTTACCCTGTAAAACTAAGGGAAGTAAGTGGAAGGCATTACATATTTCAATCCCGTTCGGGGTGGAAATACACGCTGACCGCTGTGCAGTTGAATGAGGTATTGGAAACACAGACACCACGGAAGGAGTGGAAACGGTGAGGGTACTCTCCCTCTTCTCTGGCATCGGAGGACTTGACCTCGCAGCGGAGTGGGCAGGAATGAAAACGGTGGCGTTTTGCGAGATAGAGCCATATGCCGTGAAGGTACTTGAAAGGAGGTGGCCGGATGTTCCGGTCTATTCAGATGTTAGGGGACTCACAAGGGAAAGACTCGAAGCAGATGGAATACTCCCCATCGACATCATCACCGGAGGATTCCCGTGTCAAGACGTTAGTCAGGCAGGTAAAAGAGTTGGTTTCCATGATCAAGACGGGGAAGTTACCCGAAGCGGACTCTGGACTGAGTATGCAAGGCTCATTGGCGAGATTAAGCCCCGATGGGTTGTGGCAGAAAATGTACGGGGACTCCTGTCAATTCCTGCTTCCGGGGTTGACGGAGGGGGGTTTGGAATTGTTCTCAGAGACCTGGCCGACCTTGGGTATCGTGCGGGATGGTATTGTTACGGGGCTTGTGACATCGGCGCACCACACAGAAGAGAACGGGTCTTCATCGTGGCCTACGCCGGCGACTAGAGACCACAAAGACTCGCCCAATCAGGCGAACATAGACACTCCACGAGATAACGAGGGGTTCATCCTGCCTGTTGAGGTATGCCGTGCAGACCGTACTACTCACGGTCAACTCAACCCCTCATGGGTCGAAATTTTGATGGGTTTTGCCATCGGTTGGACTGACGTTGATGCAGAACCACAGGGGTGGCCGGGATGGCCCGCTCCGATGGGGGCGAAGTTGT